GAATGTAATACCTGATGTCACCCATGGTCTATTAAAGAGACCTGGAGGTAGGTTGATTGGTAATGCTTTATCTGCTTATACAACATCAAGTAAGTGGTTCCACTACTACAGAGATGAGAACGAACAATACATAGGTCAGATCCAGTTAAGTACTGGTGAGATCAAGATGTGGAAATGTGATACAGGAGCTGCTTGTACAGTTAACTATGAGTCAGGTCAAGCAACAGCTCTAAAGAATTACCTTAAGCAAACTAATAGTGGTGGTACTATTACTGATGCAGATATACAAACACTTACTCTTAACGACTACACATACTTAACCAACAGAAATAAAACTGCTGCTATGGCTGCGACAGTTGAGACTGTCAGACCACCAGAGGCATACATAGAGTTAAAGAAGGTTGCTTATGCTAATCAGTATTCAGTTAACTTATTTGATAATACAGATTTATCTACACTTAATACTGCTACTCGTTTATCAGTTGAACCAATAAATATCAATTATGATTCAATGTTACCTAATGTAGGTACAAAAATATTTAATATTAATGGTGTACCAGAAGTACAAATGATAAACACAGCCGTATCATCAATTACAAGTGATGGTTGGTATAGAATTACTGATGGTACTACTACTCTTAGTGTAAATCTAGATTTAGGTGCTGGTGGTTATGAAGTAACTGAAAGAATAGCTGAAGCTTTTAGAAATCATGATGACTATCATAAATTAAAATTTACAATTGGAACTTCAAATCAAAAAATAAATATTATCGATAATATTACTTATGGACAAGATTTAAGATTTGTATTTAAAGAAGGTGGTGGTCCAAATTCTCTTATTACATTAATTTTATCAACAACTGATGGAGGTACTGCAGTTTCTACGGCTACAGCTTCTAGAATAGTAACTGGTTCTAATGGTAGTGCTAATAATAAACAGAACTTATACTTCCGTATAACAACGACTGGTCAAGCAGTGCCTCATCGTCATGATGATACACCTACGTATTATGGACGTTATCAAACAACTATAGATTTACTTTACGGTGGAGAAGGTTGGACAGAAGGTCAAGTGATAGAAGTTGGGTTTAAGGGTTGTAGTATGCAGATAACTATTGATGAGGTAAGTACATCTAAAGTACAATCAAACTTAGGTTTAATCCGACCTACTCCTACATCCTTTGATACTAAAACTACAGTAACTGCTGAAAGTATTCTTGGTGATTTGAGAACAGATATAGCAGCTCAATCAGCTTTTACTGATGCTGATGTACAACAGATAGGTAATGGTCTTTATATCACAAGATCTTCAGGTACATTCAACATTACCTCGCCAGTAGGAGAACTTCTTAACGTCTTAGCTGGTTCAGTAGAAGATGTAGCTGATCTACCTAACCAATGCAAACATGGTTATGTAGTTAAGGTAGCCAATAGTGAAGCTGAAGAAGATGATTACTATGTAAAGTTTATTGGAGATAATGATAGAGACGGTGAGGGTGTCTGGGAAGAATGTGCTAAGCCTGGAGTTAAAACAACTTTAGATGCAGCTACTATGCCTATACAAATAGTTAGGCAAGCTGATGGAACATTTAAAGTTTCTCAAGTAGCTTGGGATAATCGTTTAGTTGGTGATACAACAACAGTTCCTGAACCTTCATTCATTGGTAAAACAATAAATAAGATGTTGTTCTTTAGGAACAGACTTGTCATGCTCAGTGATGAGAATGTCATTATGTCTAGACCTGGAGACTTCTTTAACTTCTGGCCGAAGTCAGCCATCACATATACAGCTACAGATAACATAGATATATCTTGTAGTTCTGAATATCCAGCAATTGTCTATGATGGTTTACAGGTTAACTCTGGTCTAGTTTTATTCACTAAGAATCAACAGTTTATGTTGACTACAGATAGTGATGTCTTAAGTCCATTAACTGCAAAGATAAATTCACTATCTTCTTATAACTTTAACTTTGAAACTAATCCCGTATCACTTGGTACAACTGTAGCCTTCTTAGATAACGCTGGTAAATATACACGTTTCTTTGAGATGACTGCTGTCCTTAGAGAAGGTGAGCCAAACGTATTAGAACAAAGTAAAAACATATCAAAGCTATTTCCTAACAACATAAATCTCATTGCTAACTCAAGGGAGAACTCAACTATATTCTTTGCTACTAAAGGTACTAATAAACTGTATGGATTTAGATATTATTCAACAGGAGAAAGACGAGTACAACAAGCTTGGTTTGAGTGGGAGTTAAGTGGGACTATACAACATATAGCTATGCTTGATGATTCATTGTATGCAGTGGTTAAGAACACTGGATATACCATGCAGAAGTTCAGCATCAAGCTAGATGATAACTCTCATACGATTGTTGAAGATGAGACTTATAGGGTTCACTTAGATAATTCAAAAACATTTCCTCATACCAGTTTGACGTATGTAGCAGATGGTCACTACACAAAGTTTGATCATACTGCAGCTAACTTTAGTGGTTCAGGACAGTTATATGCTGTTGCTGTATCTACAGGATCAGATAAAGACTTTAATGGATTACTAGCACCAGTTAGTACATTCGATGATAACGGTACAACTAAGGTAAAACTTCCTGGTAATTGGACTACAACTGATAACAACAAAGCATTCAATGTTGTATTAGGTTATGACTTTGATATGGAAGTTGAGTTTCCAACTATCTATGTAGGTAGTAAAGAAGGAGAAAGCTATCGTTCTGATATACAAGCCTCTTTAATTCTACAAAGAACTAAGTTAAATCTTGGTCCTAGTGGTGTATATAAGGTAACTCTAAAACGAATAGGTAAGCCAGATTATGCTGAGACCTATGAATCAGTTAAGGCTGATACATATACAGCTAACACCGCTGGTATAGATGGTGAGCAAGTAGTCAATATACCGATATATGAAAAGAACACAAACTTAACGCTATTGCTTAATTCAAAACACCCCTCTCCAGCCACATTGTATTCAATGAACTGGGAAGGAAACTATTCAAATAGATATTATAAACGTGTCTAAATTCATTCACCCCATTACGTTAGAGGCTGCCAAAGAGGTGGCTTCTAACCTACGTCCAGAAGACCGTAGAGAGGTCGAAGAAGGACATGGTATAGATGCAACAGAAGCACTGTTAGATGCAGTTCAGAAGCCCTCCTGCGTGTACTTCACGGTGCCTAACGGCAAGACTGCCGGTATGGCTGGAGTAGACCTTGGAGGTCAGATCTGGATGCTATGTACACATGCTATTCATGACTACCCAATAACGTTTGCTAGGGAAGCTAGACGTTATGTAGAAAGACAACCCGATAAGTTGCTGTGGAATGTCGTTGATAAACGAAACACTATCCATTTAAAGCTACTTAAATTCCTTGGATTCAAATTCTTACGAGAGATTGAGTTTGGTCCAAACAAATTATCCTTTATAGAATTTTGTAAAATACATCATGGCACTACCAGCAGTAATGGCAGGTCTTAGTGTAGCAACTTCAGCTTTAGGTGCTATTGGTTCATACCAACAGGGTCAAGCAGCAAACAAAGCAGCTACACGAAATTGGAAATATCAAAACCAAGTAAGAGAAGCTGAGTGGAAACAAAGGTTAAGTATATGGGGTACTAAAAAAGTACAATTCTCTCAAGAGATTGATGCCTCTAACTTAGCTGCTCAAATAGCCTACTCTCAAGCACAAACTAGTCTCAATAGATCATGGCAATCTGCTATGCTTCAGAATGAACAAGACGTAATTGATAGTCTTAAAGCTGAAGGTGAGATCGAAGCTAGTGCAGCAGAACGAGGAGTAGGAGGTGTTTCAGTTAGACGTGCAGTTAGAAGTAACTTAGCTACACTTGGAAGAAGACAAGCGATGAGGAGTCGCTTCTTAACTGAATCAGAAGAGAAATTTAGAAGTAGTAATGAAAGCATACGTCGAGCACTAAAAGGAAGACAGAATAAGCTATATAGTCAGGTAGCTATACAACCCACACCTGATGTAGCACCTCCAGCACCAGTACTACAGAACAATACATTTGGATTGTTAGCTGGTTTAGCAGGGGCTGCTGTCGATGGGTTTAGTACTCATAAAGAGTGGGGTGGTAAGAATCCATTCACAGGGGCAGATTACTAATGGCATTAAAACAATTTCAACCAGGGGTCTTTGAACCAACTGAGCAGATGGATTTAATCCCTGCTATGGAAGACGACTACGAACGTATTAATCGATCTCAAGAACGATACTTTGATCAGTTAAGAGCTAACGATAAGAGACGTACTGAACTGGCAGGTAAGAACTTAGAAGCTTTAGCTTCATTATCAGGTAAGTTTAACTCTTATCTAAAAGAGAAATATAAACAACAGAAAGAAGATGAAGAGGCAACTATCTCATGGAATGCCTTAACTAAAGACTTACCAGAGGAGGAGAGATTAAAATATGATGAGGAAGAAGAAGCCTTATCTATAACAGCTACGAATACAAATAATCTAGCTGCTAATTATGAAGCAGAAACTGGTGATGTTATCAATGGAGAGAACTTTAGAAAGTTATCTGGTGATGAGAACTACACTCAAGTCAAGCTCTATGTACAGGAAGAATCTAAGAAGTGGAAAGTCTATAAAGAGAAAGCTAGAGAAACTACTTCAGTGACTATCAATGGTAAACCTTATACCTATGAAACAGCTGAAGGTGATGAAGCTATCATTAGAGCTATTGATGCGAAGATCTTATTTAACTTTAGTAAACGATTCAATGGTATTAATCCTGTCTTACTAAATAAGTATGCTAAACCAACGATCTCTCAGGAAAATGAAGCTGATAGGACAGAACGTGAACAAGCTCAGATTGCAAACATTGAGAATAAACGTACTAATGAAGCCACTGCTCAAGTTAAAAATGTCTTTATCTACTCTGATCCAGAAGAAGGATCTAAAGCTGCAAGAGATTGGGTAGACAAGAATTTATGGAGACATGATGGAGATAGAAAAGAAACTCGTAAAGAGTTTGCAAGTATATTAACGACCTTAATTCAGAATGGGGAGATTGATCCAGAGACTGCACGTCAAGTCGTAAATCATGTATTTACAAAAAGAGATGGGAGTCAAGGTGATTTAACAGGTTGGAGAGAATGGGCTAACCTAAACTCAGTCATTGATGATGCTCAAAAAGCTCGTGTTGATGATGAGCTTGAAAAACTTGAGACAGAAAGAAACACAGATATTGCAAGAGTATTGCAATTAAAAAATATCTCCAACGAAGATAAGGAGACAATCGCAAAGCATTTTAGAGAGGAGTATGATTACATACCTGAAGAAGTAAAAAGAAAAATATATGGAGACGATGTTTATCGTTTGAATAAGTTACTACAATTGCAAGGTGGTCGTCTTAAGCAAAGTGATCTTATTGGTGTAGATCCATTAACCGCTAAATCGTTTCAAGGGTATGTTGTACCTGATAGAGATTTTGACATTACTACACCCTCTTCTGCTCAAGTAAAAGAGGCTAATCAACAGATAAAGTTAAGATTACAGACAAAATTAGAAGAAACAATAGGTGTAAGTAACACAGGCTCAGAACACTTCAATAATGCCTATAATAACTTAAACCAAAAGTATGAAGAGATATTCCAAGATGGTATTGAAAACGATGGTTATTCACCATCAGCTGCTCATAGTGAGGCTATAAAGAAAATACAAGAAATAATTGATGCCTCAGATAAACCTACAACTGGTAGCCCAGCTAAAGCTAATAGTATTTATGAATACAATTATGTTGATTATGATGATGAAAGACGAAGGAAACTTGCTAGTGCTATAGAAGAATGTGTAGATAAAGGTTACGAAGAAAGAGAAATTCCTGCACCAGTAAAAGATAAAAAAGCTTTAATTGCTATTTCCAAAGCCCAGCAGGGAGATATACCTGATTTCTATAAACAAGTAGCATCTAGAGTACCTGGTGTTAGCCCTTTAATGTTAGCTAATGGTCAGCTTAAACTATGGGGTGAAAAACCTTTAGGTAAACCAGAGGAATATGATCCAGCTGTGTTTGAATTATTATTTGATAAACCTTCTAAATCACGTAAGGTTAGAGCACAAGTAGAGCATGTACGTTTAGAAAATAAAATAGAATATAACCTTAAAACTTCCCCCTTTAACAAAAAAGAAGTCCTATACACAGGTGATTAGCTACGGCTACATGTTGATGCTAGGCAAGTAATACAATTACCAAGGTAATACAATGGCTTTAGATACTGAAGAATTCAGTAATGAAGAGATACTAAAGAATGCCGATCTCATACGTCAATCTATAGAGGAAGATAAAGAAAGAGAAAAAACAAATCAACAACAAACAGAACAAAAACGTCAACAAGATCAACAAGAATTAGCAGAAGTTGAAGACTCCAGAAACCAAGAGGACTGGGGTCCATGGCAAGTAGGAGCTGAACTAAGCTCTGCTGTTAAAGGTGGCGTTCAAGATACAGCTTCAACACTTATCACTGCACCAGAGAGAGTTATCGACTTCTTTACTGGTGAGATGGGAGAAGAAAATAAAACTGAGGAAGGTTATAAACCTGAATCAGATGATTGGTTTGTTGATGATGAAAACCCTATCGAAACAAAGACTTGGTGGGGAGGATTAATTAGAGGTTTAACACACTACGGAACCTTAGCTGCAGTACCAATCCCTGGAGCAAGAGTCGTCTCAGGTAAACTGGCAGCTACAAAACTTGGTCAAACTGCTGTAGGTCTTGGAACTAAGTATGGCTCTAAAACATTAGCCAAGTTTGGTACAAAGAAACTTACTTTAGGTAATGTTGCCACAGGCTCAGCTAGAGGTTTAAAAGTTGATGCTTTATCTATATATTCACAAGATGCAAATGCGTTACAAATAATCAATGATCACCTAAAAGAAAAAGGTAATGGTTGGTTAGATACACCTCTTACAACTAAAGATACTGATCATCCTTTGATGAAAACAGTTAAGAATCTAATTGAAGGAGGACTTGTGATTGGTCCAATCTCTGATCTTGTTCTATTCTCAGCGGGAGCTGGTTTGAAATCAAGCAGAAATGTTATTGGTAAAAAGATCAAGGATCGTAATGCCAGTATAAAATCTCAGAAAAAAGAATTAGTCAAAGAGCAATTAAAAGATCCAGGTTTTAGAGCACCTAAGAATGAACCAATTGCTGATCCATGGCAAGGTGCTGTTCAATCAGTTGAACCTGTTAAAGAAGTTGACATAGCTTTAAACAGAACAAGAACTGAATGGGGAGCTGAAGAAGGTTCTACAGGTGTACCAGTTAGACGGTTAGCTATTCAAAGAGCAGCAACCTCCTCTGGTGAATCTGAGAAAATGATGAAAGATGTTTTACAAAAATATCTAAGTGATACAAAAGTCCAAAAAATAGTTAGTACAATTAAAGGTGGTAAAGGAACAATCCCAGAGGAATGGCAAGAAGCTATTAAAGCTCATCAACAACTAACGTCTGGAAGAGAAGCTGCAAACTTAACAAGTAAGGATTATCTAAAGTTTTTATACGAAGGCTCAGATAGACTAGAAGGCTTTGACGTTTTCTCTACTAAGAATGTAAAAGTAGCTGATTTACTAATTGGTTCTTTACATAAAAAGCTTAGAGATACAGGGATTATGAGTCGTGAGATAATTGATTTCGCTGACTTACATGATATAGATGGTCCAGCTTCAGCGATAATGGAAGACTTAATAACTGTACTGACTGAAGTTAAAAGAGCTAGACTGTTAAGAAGTAGAGCTTTGGCTTTCCTTGATGATGGTGTTCGTAAACCTAAACCTTTAAATAAGAAACAGCTACTAGAGGAAGCAGTACAAGAGAGTAGAGAAGCTGTAGCAGCAGCATTAAATGTAGCTAAAATTTCTGATGATGACGATCTCACCAAAGCTATATTTGAAGCTATATCAATGTCTAATGATATCAGAAATATTGAAGACTTTGATGCATTCATTCGTACCAAGTTAAGAGGTGGTGAACTGAATGGAAAAGATACAACTGGACAACTTGTTAAGCAATTACAAGCAGTGATGGTCAATAGTGTTCTAAGCGGTCCTAAGACCCCTGTAAGAGCAATTATGGGTACATCTACTGCAACGTTCTTAAGACCTATGTCTATGGCTTTAGGGGCTGCACTCAAAGGTGATGGGCAGACCTATAGAGCTGCTTTGGCATCAACTAACGCAATGATGCAAGCAATACCTGAAGCATGGAAACTATTTAGAACTAACCTTAACTCTTATTGGTCTGGAGATATAGCAACTATTAAAACTAGATTCTCTAAATACTCTAAGTTTGATGAAGATTGGAAGTTATTCCAAAGATGGACAGAGGTAAGAGGAGATGATGTTGATAAGGCAGTATTTAGGACGGCTAACTTAGCTAGAGCTTTAAACGACAGTAACTTCCTAACTTATTCTACTAAGATAATGGCTGCTACTGATGATGCTTTTGGTCACATCATTGGTCGTGCAAGAGCAAGAGAAAAAGCCATGCGTGAAGCTATGGAGAATTTGAACGATGGTGATTTTACTAACATTACTCCTGAATTATTAAAAGATGCAGAGGATAGATTCCTAAAAGGTATCTTTGATAACGAAGGCAATCTAACGGATGAAGCTGCTAAGTTTGCTAAAAAAGAAGCAACCTTAACTCAAGACTTAAGTGGATTTACTAAGGGTTTAAACGATGCATTTAATGCAGCTCCTTGGGCTAAACCATTCTTCCTATTTGCTAGAACTGGAGTCAATGGTCTTGCTTTAACAGCGAAACATACACCATTATTGAACCGTGCTGTTAGAGAAAGTAGAGATATACTTAATGCGAAACCTAATAAATTAGATGGTCTACAAAAGTATGGTATTGAATCAGCAGAAGATCTAGCTAATGCACAAGCCCTAATACAAGGAAGAGTAGCTATTGGTGGTTCTTTAATATCAATGGCAAGTATGCTCTACCTGACTGGAGGTTTGCATGGTAATGGTCCATCAGATAGAAGTATGCGTAATTCATGGACTGATGCTGGTTGGAGACCTAGACAGATAAGAATAGGAGGCGTATGGGTCAGTTATGATGCATTTGAACCATTCAACCAGATCTTAGCAACCATAGGAGATATTGGAGATCATATGGAGTTGATGGGAGAAGAATGGACAGAAGATCAATTTATGAAATTAACTGTTGTTCTTGCTCAAGGCGTTTCAAGTAAATCTTATTTAGCAGGTCTACAACAGTTTGCCGACTTCCTTGGAGGTGAGCCTGGTCAACAAAACAGAGTTTTAGCGAGTTTAGCGAACAATGCTATTCCTTTATCATCTCTTAGAAATGAATTAAGTAAAATATTCACTCCATATATGCGTGAATTAAACTCTGGTCTCTATGACTCAATTAGAAATAGAAATCTAATTTTTGAAAACATCGCTGGATCTAAAGCCTTACCTATTAAATATGATTTAACGAATGGTCAGCCTATTAAAGATCATGACTTTATGACTAGAATGTTTAATGCTTTTAGTCCAATCCAATTGAATTTAGATTATTCTCCAGGGAAACAACTACTCTTTGAGAGTGGTTATAACTTAAGAACTTCAGTCAATTCAGCACCTACCACACCTTCTATCAGTTTAGCTAGGCATCCTCGTGTTCGATCTATGTTCCAAAAGGCTATAGGTGAACAAAACATTGAAGCTAAGTTAAACAAATTAGCTAAGGATAAAAATATACAAGCTAGTATAGCTGATATGAATGCCGACAGGCGGAATGGTAAAAGGTATTTAGAACCTAAAGATAACTATTATCATGTAGACGTTATTGCTGATATATTCAACAAGGCTAAGAAAGCAGCTTGGGGAAGTATCAGTCAAGAGGCAGAAGTTAAGAAGCTAATATCCGAAGAAAGATCTAAAGATGCAGAAGCTGCAAGAAATAAGAATAGATCTATTGACCAAGTATTAATACCAACTAGATAACCATGGCAACAGAAAAAACGTATAACGGGGATGGATCAGATACTACATTCGATATAACATTCCCATACTTAACACATGCAGATATAGGTGTATCAGTAGGTGGAGTAACTAAAACTGTTGGCTCTGATTATTCAATCACTGGAGACACAGTTACTTTTACAACAGCTCCAGCAACTGGTACAGCAAACGTAAAACTATACCGCAATACAAACATAGATACACCTGAACATGAGTATTCAGCGGGTTCTTCTATCACTGCAGCAAGGTTAAATGAAAACCAAAAACAAGCACTCTATGCAATAGAAGAAGCTAAGTTAGTAACGACTACATCAGGAGGTATCAGTACAGGTAATAAGAACGACATTACTGTTAATAGTGATACTGACTGGGTTATTAGGACTGATGCTGTTGAGAAGTCAATGATGGCTGACAACAGTGTTGGTACCGATCAAATAGAAACTAATGCTGTTACTGCTACTGAAATTGCAGTTAATGCAGTAGGTGCTAGTGAGTTAGCAGATAATGCTGTTGATACTGCAGCAATAGTAGCTGATGCAGTTAATGGTACTAAGATAGCTGATGATTCTATTGACTCAGAACATATAGTAGCTGATTCTATTGATACAGAACATTATGCACCTGGATCAGTTGATGCTACAGCTTTAAATACTGATGCTGTAACTCAAGCTAAGATAGCAGATCAAACTATTGATGAAGCTAGATTACAAATATCTAATAACCCAACTAACGGTTATGTTTTAACAGCACAATCTGGCAATACAGGTGGTTTAACTTGGGCTGTAGCTCCTACTTTAGCTGGCTCTATTTTAGAAACAGTTTCGTATATTTGTGATGGAGTATCGTTTACTCAAAGAGGTGTTACATATAACAGTACGGCAGTAACGCAAGTTCAGGACTTAACTAGTTCATATGTAGATGTAACAGGAAGTACAATTGCATACACTCCTCCATCAGGTACAAAAACAGTAGTATATGAATTTAGATTTATAGATGCTAGAGTTGGTAGTGCTGGAGATCTATGGCACTTAAAATTATTTTTAGATAATGTTGAAGTTACAAAAGCAAGATATACACATCTCAGCGAGGGAGGTGGTACAAATGTTATAAAATGGGCTTTCCCTATTGGTGGTAGTGCAGATGCAGCTACTGGAAGAATAGCTACTTGGGATAGTTCTAAAACTATAAAATTACAAGCTAGGGAGTATAACGGATCTTATGCTGCCAAATTACATAGTACTAGATACTGGGATGGCATCGATAGTAGTCATTTCTCATTACCTACGTTAACAATCACAGCTATTAGTTAAAAATACATAATAAAGAGATATGGCTGTAACTACAAAAGAATACACACAAAGTGGAAGTACAGTAACTTATTCATTTGACTTCCCTTATTTAAAAACTGAAGACGTGAAGGTATCGCTAGACGGTACAAATACAACTGCATTTACATTTGCAACAGCCACCTCCATCCAATTAAACTCGGCTCCTAGTGCTGGAGTAAAGATATTAATCTATAGGAACACTGATGTCGATACAGCTAAAGCTGTTTTCTCATCTGGTTCATCCTATAGAGCTACAGATCTAAATAATAACTTTGACCAAAGTCTATACTTTTCTCAAGAAGTTGCTGATTCAACTAATCCATTAGTAAGCAACTCATCTGATTTTGTATTAGATCAATCAGCTAAGGCTGATGGTTCTGTTATTTACTATAGCTCTAGTGCTTCGAAGTTTAAGGCTGATACGACTCAAACATTATCAAAAATCGTGGACGGAGGCTCCTTTTAAAACATGGCTCAAATTAGAATAAAAAGATCTACTGGGTCATCAGCACCTAGTAGTTCAGATTTAGCAAACGCAGAATTAGCGTTTACTGAAGGTAACGATATACTTTATTATGGTGAAGGAACTAGTGGTAGTAATGCAGCTAGTGTAATTAAGATTGGTGGTTCAGGTGCATTCGTTGATTTAACAAGTGCTCAAAGTGTTGCTGGTAATAAAACATTTAGTAATAACGTTGTCGTTTCAGGTAACTTAACTGTTAATGGAACTACTACAACTTTAAATACAACTAACTCGGTAGTTAAAGATGCTCTAATTGAGCTTGGTAATGGTACGTCAGGTAGTCCAGCTAATGATGCTGGTTTAGTAATTGAACGTGGAAGTTCCGATAATGCTTTTATTGGATGGGATGAATCAGTAAATAAATTTGCAATAGGTACTGGTACATTTACTGGAGCAAGTACAGGGGATTTAACACTTAGTACTGCTACTCTTGTAGGTAATTTAGAAGGTAACGTAACAGGTAATTGTAGTGGAACATCTGGAGGCTTTACAGCAGGTAACGCTTCTAACTTAAATTCTGGTACAGTTCCAGTTGCAAGATTAGCTGATGGCTCAATTACAGAAGCTAAGTTAGATATACATAACACTCCTACCAATGGATATATTCTTAAATATACTTCAAACGGTTTAGAGTGGGCTGCAGCTGGTGCAGGTGGAGAGAATAACCAAAATGCTTTCTCTAATATCGCTGTTAGTGGTCAAAACACTGTAGCAGCAGATTCATCAACAGATACTGTTACCTATGTTGCAGGTAGCAATGTAACTATAACTACTGACTCTAGTGGTGATACAGTTACTTTTGCATCAACAGATACTAACACTACGTACTCCGTCGGCGATGGTGGTTTAACTCAGAACAACTTTACTAATGCTTTAAAGTCTAAGCTGGACGCCATTGAAGCTTCAGCTACGCAAGATCAAACAAAATCAGATATAGATGCTCTTGGTATTGCTGCTACTACAGCAGCGACATTAGCAACTGCAAGAACTATTGGTGGGGTATCTTTCGATGGTTCCGCTAATATCAACCTTCCTGGGGTTAATACATCAGGTAGTCAAGACACAACTGGTAATGCAGCTACCGCAACTGCTTTAGAAACTGCTAGAACTATCGCTGGTGTCTCCTTTAATGGAACAGCTAATATATCTTTAAATAATAATGCTATCACTAATGGTGCTGGTTATATAACAAGTTCAGGTAATGCAGCTACATCAACAACAGCAACAAACATTACAGCTTCAGCTAATAACTCAACAGATGAAACTGTATATCTAGCATTTGTAGATGGTGCTACTGGTTCTCAAGGAATCGAAACAGATACTGGATTATCTTATAACCCTTCTAGTGGTTTATTAACTGTAGGTTCTATAGATGGTGGTACATGGTAAATGGCATCAATACTACATAAAAGAAAAGCTGCTGACCCTTCAGCAAGCGATTTAACTGTAGGTGAACTTGCCATTAATACCTCTGATGGAGGTTTATTTACAAAGACTTCAGGCGGCTCAGTAGTTGAGGTTGGTTCTGGAGGAGGAGGAGTTAGTTCAGATGCTCAGTACAACACTGTCGCTGGTACTAATGCAGGAGATAGTTTTAGTGGAACATCTGCAACTAAAAATACGTTATTGGGTTACAACGCTGGTACAGCAATAACAACTGGTGATGAGCAAGACGCATTTGGTTTTCAAGCATGTATGTCAGTCACCACTGGTTTTGCAAACTCTGCTTTTGGACACTATGCTTTAGATGCTTGTACGACTGGAACTTACAATGTTGGGATAGGAGGTGGTGCTTTAGGTGCTGTCACTACTTCTAGTGGTAATACCGCAGTCGGTTACTTATCTTTATATCACAATACTGCTGCTGGAAATTCTGCTTTTGGTCAGAATGCGTTGCAAGGAAATACGTCTGGAGCTAGCAATGTAGCTATTGGATATGAAACTTTAAAATCAAATACAACTGGAACAGAAAACACTTCTGTGGGTTATCAAGCTGGGTATTCTGGAAATGATAGTTATAAAACATCAGTAGGTTTTGAATCTGCTAAAGGTTCTGGTACTGGAACATCTTATGGTACTACAGCCTTTGGTAGGAAAGCTTTACATGCAATCACTACAGGTGCTCATAATTGTGCAACAGGTAATAACAGTTCAAAATTAATAACTACTGGAGCGTATAACACTACATTAGGTAATGATTCTGGTGCTGGAATTAGTACAGGTACAAACAATGTCTGCTTGGGATACCAAGCTGGAGATGCAATTACAACTGGCGGTAATAATATAGTTATAGGTAAAGCTGCTGCTGCAAGTTCAGCGTCAGTAGACAACGAAATAACTTTAGGCGATACAAATATCACCAAGTTCAGAGTACCTGGACTTAACTTCGTAATTAAAGATACGACAGCCACAGATAACTATGTTTTAACCGTTGACGCCAACGGAGAAGCTGGTTGGGAAGCCGCAGCAGGTGGTGGTACGTCTACTGGTGAAACTTATGTAAAATACAAAGATAATAGTGGTAGCTCAGCGAATGATGGAATTAATACTTATGCAGGTTATGAAGCAGGAAATGCTTTAGCTAGTGGAGCTAATAACAATACTTTATTCGGATATAGAGCTGGAACAGCTATAACCACAGGGGATCACAGCACTGCATTTGGTAAGGATGCTCTTAAATCAGTCACTACCGCATATGGAAATATGGGTATTGGAAAAAATGCTGGAAGAAGTATCACAACTGGCCAACAAAATACTTGCATAGGTTTAGATGCAGGTGATGCACTAACAACTCAAAGTCAGAACGTAGCTGTTGGTGAAATGGCTATGTGGCAGACAAAAGGTTCTGGAAATTGTTCAGTTGGCTATGGCTCGATGGCTCTAGCTTATTTTGGAGACTATAATACCGCCGTAGGAACTGAAGCATTACAAGAAGTCGGTGGTAGTAGTGATGGGTCTGGCGGAGATCGTAATGTTGCGATTGGTTATCAAGCTGCTAAAGCTACCGATACAGCTTCTAATAATACTGTAGTTGGACAGGGAGCTTTAAAATCTAACGTAACTATAGGTAATCAAACAGCAATAGGTTATAGAGCTAGTTATTCCCACAATGGAACAAGCATTGAACCTAATACAACTGTTGGTTATCAAGCTGGATATTCTGGCACGACTACTGAACGACTAACAGCAGTAGGACATGAAGCTGCGTATTCAATGACAACGGCAAGTTGGAACACTGCCTATGGCTATAAGTCTTTATATAGTGCAACTACCAACGGACAAAATACAGCAATTGGTGGTTTAGCTGCTGAGTATGTAACAGGTAGTGGTAATACAGCTTTAGGTTATAAAGCTCATAACGGTGTAAGTGGAAGTACGACGGGTAGTTATAACGTTGTTATAGGTGAGAAAGCTAGTGAAAATGCTACTACAATGCACAGCTCAACTATTGTCGGATATAGAGCTGGACGTAATATTACTACTCAGCATGATTCAGTAGCAATTGGATATCAAGCATTATATACGGTTGCTACAGGCGAACAAAATATTGCTATCGGTGTTGATGCTCTTAAGCTCTACACCTCTAGTTATAACACTGCAATAGGTTATAAAGCTTTAGATGCAGCAACTACTGGATGGCTAAATACGTGCGTGGGAGAGGAATCTGGTGGAGCACTTACTACAGGTGCTGCAAACGCTTTCTTTGGTTATCATTCAGGGCGGAGACTAACAACGGGTAGTGGAAATGTCTGCTTAGGTTCCACTGACGCTGGTGGCTGGATAACGAGTGGTAACTACAATGTTTGTATCGGATACGAAGCTGCTGGGGCTAGTGGAGCGAGTGGTCTTACATCTGGTAGTAATAATATAATTATAGGTAAAGGAGCTACTTCAAGTAGTCAGGGAGTATCAAACCAAATAACTTTAGGCAATACAGACATTACTAAATTCCGTATTCCAGGTATTAACTTTACGGTTAAAGATACAACGGCTACTGAAGACTACGTTCTAACAGTTGACGCCAACGGCGAAGCCGGATGGGAAGCCGCTGGAGGCGGTGGTGCTACAGGAGCTGGTGGTGATTCTATATTCTGGGAAAACGGACAAACAGTGACAACTAATTACACAATAACTAACAACACAAATGCAGGTACTTTTGGTCCTGTAACTATCAACTCTGGTGTCACCGTAACGGTTGGTGCTGGTGAAACTTGGACGGTGATTTAATGACAGTAACAATAAATGGTAACGGGACCATAACCCCGACAAGTGCAATCCAACCAACAGGATCAATACTTCAAATAGTTCAATCAGTTAAAACTTCAGTTTTTAGAACTTCCTCTACAACTTGGGTTGATATAACTGACCTGACTGGAACGATAACGCCTTCATCGACAAGTAGTAAGATAATGGTTACAGGTAATTTTATCTTAGGGACGACTAATGGAGGTTATTTCCACTTCCGAATTTTAAGAGGTACAACGGCGATTGATATTGGAGCCGCAGATGGTAATAAGACACAAGCAACTTATTCATCTTTTGCTAATGCTTACGGTTCTCAATATAATTTTTCCTATACACCGATGTACTTAGACTCACCAAGTACAACATCTGCAACTACCTATAAATGTCAATTAAAAGTGCCTTGGTCTGGTTATGGTGCGGTTATTAATAGCACATACTCAGATACAGACTCAGACTTTTTTAGTACTTACCAATCTAATTTCACTTTGATCGAGGTAGCAGGATGAGTGCAGTAAAATTAATACCCGCAAGTGGGGGAGGTTCAGTTTCTTTAGCTCCTCCAAACTCGACAAGTGGAGCTGATGTAACAATAACAATGCCTACTGCCTCGCAAGGTTTAGGTAAGATACTTCAAGTAGTTCAACAAACAACAGACAGTACGACTTCTACATCAGGTACTACTTATGTAGATACAGGATTATCTCAAGCAATTACACCTACCTCAAGTTCAAGCAAGATTTTAGTTACTTGCTGTGTTGTTTATGGTGGTGAAAATGACTCTTATGCAGGGTTTAAAGTTTTAAGAGGTACAACCTCTATAGGAGAAAGCTCTCAAGGTTCAGGAAATCAGAGTAATGTTGCTTTTGGAGGTTCTGGAGATAGAACCCATATGGAATATATGACACATCCAGTATCATGGAGTTATTTAGATTCACCGAATACAACCAGTTCCACGACATATAAAGTACAGTTTGCAGCAAGATGGGCTAGTGAAACAGTTTATATAAATAGACCACATCTTGTTACTGATCATGCTTGGGTTTTTTACACAACTTCAACTTTAACATTAATGGAGGTAGCCGCATGAGTACATTAGCTACAACAAATATAAAACATGCCTCCTCTAGTTCAAATAATATTGTCTTAGGTAGTGATGGCAGTGCTTATATTCCTGGACATATTATTCAAACAGTACAAAACGTAAAACTTGATGCAGCAACAACAACTAGCACTAGTTTTGTAGATACAGGTTTGTCTCAGGCAATAACACCAAGTTCAACTAGTAGTAAAATATTATGTATGTATAGTATTTATGTTTCTCAAAACGCTGGTGCATTATCCTCATTAAACCTAGTTAGAGGAAGTACTAATATTTTTCAACCATCAGGAACTGCTACCAACGAAGCAACTACATTTAATTTTGTAAATGCAGCCGATATGCAACAACATATTTGTCAGTTTTTAGATAGTCCAAATACAACAAGTTCTACTACATACAAAGTTCAATATAAAACAAGTTCTGCTTCAGCTTTAATTGGTTTGAATAGATACTTTGATAGTGCCGATTGGCTTGGAACCAGTTCTTTAACACTTATGGAGGTAGCCGCATAATGGCATTAGATCACGAAGCAATTAGAAAAGCATATCCAACAGCCGTCACTATTGATGATGGGAAAGGTGCTTTTGATAAAGATGGTAATTCAATTACCCTCGTACAATCGAATATTGATACAGCTCGAACAGAGCTTAATACGGCTGCTGCTGCAGTTAAATACAAATCAGATAGACAAGGTTATCCTATAAGAGGAACAGGTGATACTGTTTATTTACCAATAGGAGAGCAACTTGATCTACTCTATAAAGACATAGTAGCTGGAACAGTTACGACAAGTGGAGGATTTGCTTCTGCAATAAAAGCCACAAAAGATAAATACCCTAAACCATCCTAATGGAGAAATTACAAGAAAAAGCTAACAAACTAGTTGAAGAAAGAAATCAATTAGTAATTCGATTAAACGAAATTAATGGTGCTCTTAACGTACTTAGTGAATTAGCACAAGAAGAAAACCCTACAGAGGAGGCTAATGTCGGAACGAACGACTGAAGAAGTAGCACAAATCTATAACGCATCAAAAGATAGTGTCACTTTAATCAATAGCGTAGCTGCTCAATCAACTATTACTGATGAGGATAAGGCTACTCTTAAGCGTAATGTAGATCATCTTGAGATTATCAAGGCATACAAAAAGGAAGACGGTACAACAAGTATTTGGGGAAGTGAAGATTTCTCCACACATGATGCAGCGGTTACTCTAGGTAAATCTAAGTATTAAAATATACCTACCTAGAGCAACATTACCTAAACCTGATGCTCTTTACTTCAGACCTCCTACAGCTCGGATACCGTCGTATAAACCAATGGTTATACCTCCGAGTGATCTAGAGGCTCCGGAAGATGTCAAGAAAGAATCTACAGAACAGCAAGAGCCACCTAAATTGCAAATACCTGTTATAGATATACAGATGCCACTACCCGAACCTGCGGTAGTGATAACTGCTGTTACTACTGCTGTTGTAGCGGTAGCAACAACGTCTATAACTTCATCTTTATTTGAACCAATTAAAAAGAAAGTTCAAAAGTTTATGCAAGGAAAAATAGACGCATGGAAGAAAAAGAGAGAAGCCCGAAACCTAACCTCCTCACCAGAATAAAAGATGCAGCAGAAGATACCGAGCACCATATAGCTGTACTCGGAACTTTTGTACGTCTTGGTGTCGTGGTCTGGTCGGGCTTCATCTGATCATAACTCTTAACTACGTTGAGATACCTATGATCAAAAAGACTCAAAACACAGATATCACTTTCGTAGCCAGTATCTTTGGGTCTGCACTTTATTCGTTTGGACTCCAGACAAATAACGGAAACAAAGGCAACGGTAAAACTGTTGATTGTCCAATGGCAAAGAAAAAAGAAACATGAAAAAATGGCTAGTACTCTTATTACTGGCATCACCCACAGCAGCAAGAGCAGAATTAGTAACCCCAAATTTCACTCAGGGTTCGATGAACAGTACAACCACGACTACTCAAGAAATCGTGGAGGAAATAACAACAACTACCTACGGGTCAGCCCTAAACAAGTGGAGTGGAGAAAACATAACTCATACTTCAGCTTCTTCAGGAGGCTTAGCCGATACAGATTCGGTATTCACCTTACACACGGCTGGAGATCCCTTCTCACTAGAAGTGGTATCAAGAGCAGCCAGTCAGGTGTTATCCGTAGAAGTAATAGACAGAGAAATAGATGTCTCCTCTACTACGGTCTCCTTATCAGTCTTCTCTCAGTAACACCTGTTAAAGCGGAAGAGGAGAACAATAACGTAAGTAATCCCGTGGCTGCTGCCACTGGAAATGTAACCAATCAAGCGGTGCAATTTCAGAATAATGGAGCACCGTCGAGACAGCACTACGGACCTAATATCTCATGCAATGGAAGTACGATGACTTTCTCTCCATTCTATATGGGAAATCATACGACTCCATTTGATGAGGAGATGGTTCAACAAACATATACCGTTGCTGAGAACTGGGGAGCACAGATAAACTTTATGGTTCCTTTGGACCGTAGAGGATTACAACGTTGTCTCTCCATTGCTGCAAGACAAGAAGAGAAGATGCGTCTGGACTACGAGTTAGTCAGAGCGTTGAAATGTGCAGAGCTACAAACAAAAGGCTTCATGCTCCAACCTGGTAGCCGTGTAGCCAGTATGTGCAGCGATGTCATACCTATCTCTGCATATCTAAAAGAAACAAATCCACCTAAACAAACTAAAAAGAAATTCGGACTATTTTGAAAATGATCGTACTTATCAAGCCCATCCTCATGGCATTCCTCAGTTCTTCTGCTGTTAAGGAATTAGTTATACAACTACTAGAGGCTTATTCCGAGTCTACAGATAACACCATTGATGATAAGGCAGTTGAACTAATTAAAAAAAACTTATTTCCAGGGAGCTAATTATGGCATTTAAAATGACAGAAGAGGAGTACATGAAGTCCCTCAAAAAGAAAAAAACTACACCTAAAAAAAAGAAAAAAGATAAAAGGTATAACCCCTTTAAAGATGGCAGAACACCAACAGGTGCTTCACATACAACAGGTCCGTAATGAAGAAAGCCACTGAAGCCCAATTTAACGAATTACATAATCTCGTCACTAAAGAATTCCTCAAGCGGGTCAAAAGTGGCGAGGCTTCTACCCAAGATTTAAAGGCAGCCTGTGATTGGCTTAAAACTAACGACATTAGCGGTATTGCATATGACGGCAACCCACTTTCTAAGCTTGCAGCCGTAATGCCAAAAGTAGATCCAGAATTAGTACAGAGCAGACTCTATGGCAGAAAGCACAGCTGAGTATTACAGGAAAAACCCTGAAGCTCGTAAAAAAAGACTTAGTCAACAGAAGAGATACAACAAAACTAAAAATGGTCTAAAAATAAGAGTCAATGCTAACAAACTTAATAGAAAACTTGGTACTTACGGTAATGGTGATGGCAAAGATGCTGCTCATTACAGCGGAAGTACTACTAAAGGGAGAACTCAATCCCCTTCTATTAATCGTAAAAGCAGAACTAAACATTAATGACCCCATTACTACCTAGCCCTCAACACTATCTATTCAACCTAATAACTATGACAAGTCCTGACGCAAAGCGTTTGTGGCGTAAAGCCATTAAGGAAAAGTTCAATTGTCAGTGTGTTTATTGCGGAAATAAGTATGAATTACATCAACTCACGCTTGATCACGTCAAGCCTAGAACCAATGGCGGAGAAGACCTTACAAGTAACCTTGTCCCCGCCTGTAGATCGTGTAACCAACAAAAAGGTAGTAGCAATTGGCTCCAATGGATGAGACATACATTTGGGCATCGACCCATAAGGGAGCAAATGATTATCCAACACATTAATTAAAATGTCAGAAAGAAAACGAAGACCCCCATCGGGCAACATAAAACCAGGAACACCTCATCCCACTAAAGCCTATACTGTCAGGGGATTTGACGGTAGATGGATATCAAGAAAAGCTTACAACGCTGCAAAAAGAGCTAGAGAAAAAGCTAAAACACCTACGAAAGGTGGTTCTCTAGTTAAAAGAGTAACTAGTGCAGTTACTAAATCATCTAAGGGTGACCTATTAAAGATTAAAAAAGGCGATAAAGGTATCGTAAGAGCTATTAAAGATACCTACAAATTTGGTCAGGATACAAGAAGATCAGCTAATGCCGTCTATAAAGCTGGTAAAGTAACTCGTAAAGTACACGATAACCTCGTTAAAGGTACTAAAGAGTTTGTTAAAGGTACTGTTGAATCTGGTAAGGCTACAAGAAGAGCCTATGAACGACTAAAACCTGGCGGTAAGATCGTTAAAACTAAAGGAAGCAAGTTAACCAAATATAGGAAACCAAATTCTAAAATAGTTAGAAGCCCTAAAGGTGAACTAGTTAGAAGTCCTAAAGGTGAACTAACTAAGAGTACAACTAATAAAGGTGGTAAGTTAGTCCGTACATCTAAGACAACCAAGACTAGAAAATTTGATTATAGTAAACTACCTGATAAGTTTAATAAGTCTAACAAAGAAAAGCTAAAAACTAAGAAGTCAACCCCAATGAGTAGGCTTAATAAAATAGGTAATCAAGTTGGAAACGTTAAAAGGAATATTGAAGCAAGAACATGGCTTGATTCAAATAAAAAAGGAAAAGATAATTTAAGTAAAAAACAAAGAGCTAACCTAAACAACACCAAACTAAAAGGTAATAAAAGTGGTGTTATAGCATCAATAACAGATGCAGCTTCTAGACCTATTATTGATAGGGGGATGCACTTCCTATACAACAAGATAACGGGTAAGAAGACTAAGTTTAAAGACTATCAATCTGCGATGGATGCTCTTAAAGATCCTAATAAACCTTGGTTTGTTAAGTCAAAACCTAAAGATAAAGGAACACCACTAACAGGTGATAGAGAATTATCTACATCTATTAGAGGTAAGCAAAAGCAAAACCAACCTAAAGCTCAACCTATTGGAACCTATAAAGGTGGAGCTAA